GAGCTGGAGGCGTGCTGTGAGTGGCTGCGCGAATCTCTGGCGACACCTTCATTGGTGGAGTGCTTTCTCTCCAACCGCCGCCCCAAGCCGCCGAGCTTGAAGGAGCAGGCGCTGGCTGCTTTGAGCGAAGCAGATCAAGGGTTAAATAAATCTGAATGGCAACAACGCTCCAACACAATCCGCCGCGCACTGGAGCAACTCACCGACTGACTACCATGAAAAGCCTTGACGACTACACAGCACTTGGCGCCATTGTCTTAGTGCTTTTGCTAATGATTGCAACAGCTTGGTGGTGGATCCCCCAAAAGTGGCGGGCATGCGAACGGCTTTACGACAATAAACCAGCGCAGATTTTCTGCCTGCTGGCATCTAAGTGAAGAGAACCAATGACTAACCAACACCCGATCACCCCACCGCCGGAGCTGGTGCAGCAGTGGTACAACGAGTGCCCTGAAGCGAACGAGGCTTCCCTTCCTTACGTCGCCATCCAAGCCGCCCGCTGGGGAGCCGACCAGGAGTTGCTGGCTTGCGGAAAATACCTTGAGCGATGCGCCGCATGGGAAGAAGAAGATGTGACCGAGATGTATGACTACCGCCGACCGAGACCGTTGAGCCTGAAGGAGCAGGCACTAGAAGCAGCGCGGCGGTTCTACGCAAAGGGTCATGAAGACTGCACTGACGAAGAGGTCAAAGATGACTTCGACACCATCCGCCGCGCCCTGGAGGCTTAAATGGCTGACCTAAGCCCCGCCGCGCAGGGTGTCCATGACGCCGCTGATGTACTCACGGCATTTGTCGAAGAATGGACTGACGGCGATCACGAAAAAGCTCAATCAGCATTAGGAGCCGCTTTGTACGCAGCGTTTCGCCAAGCACCGCACCGCTACATCAGCGGAAGGCGCTGGGTTGACTTTGGAGTCATCGCTGCTGTCTGTAGAAAAATGGAAGGCGTCTATGACTGACCTCTCCCCCGCCGCCCAGGCGGTGCTGACAGCGGTGACATTGAAGCAGTACGACGTGCCGCCAGAGGGGCTGCCTGCTTTCGCTGAAGAAATGGCACCGCTGATCGCCGCCGCCCTGCGTGCTGCTGCGAACGCTGTCACCCCCGAGCCTCCCGACTCAAAGCCAGGCACCTCGCCCGTGCTGAAGGCCATTCGCTGGGAGAGAAAGACAACCCGCGAACAACTCCTCGCCATCGCCGCCGAGCTGGAGGGTATGGAGTAACCACAACGGCGATTATGTACTACACTGCACGCGTTCTGACCTATGAACATGCACATTCTTTCGGAGCACCAGTTCCAGCAGATCAAGACGGCACTGGAGGCAGCTCGTACAGCCCTCGAAGCAAGCCAGCATATTGAGCTTGATCTGAGCAAAGGCAAGCAATCCATTCCCCTGCCCGCCGGTGAGAAAATTACCCGCAAGCCCCAGTCTCAAACTAAGACGCGTAAGTCCAGCCGCAAGGGAAAGCGTGGGGTGGCGTCGCTGAGTGAGGCAAAGGTGCTGGAGATCAAGCGCCAGCTGGCTGCGGGCGGTAAGTCGGTGGCCAAGATCGCTGATGAGTTTGGCGTCCACAGCACCACCATCAACAACATCAAGTGGGGTAAAACGTGGAAGAACGTCGTGCTCCAGCAGGAAGTCGTTGAGGCTGCTGCGTGAGCGTTCTCCCGGACGTGGAGATTCTGACCCTGGTTCGCCGGGGTCTTGTAACTCCCTTTGATGATGCGCTGGTGAATCCAGCGAGTCTCGATGTGCGACTGGGTAGCAATCTGTTGATTGAGCTGCCGACCACGGCGGATCTGGTGCCGTACTCGATTGCTGAGTGCAGCAAGGAAAAGCCGTACATGCTCCAGCCGCATGAGTTTGTGCTGGCCGAGACGTTGGAGGAGTTCCAGTTGCCGGACTGCATTGCCGGGCAGTTGGCGCTTAAGTCCAGCCGGGCCAGGGAGGGGATCGAGCACTTGCTGGCTGGGTACGTTGACCCTGGCTATCACGGCAGGTTGACGCTGGAGCTGCAGAATGCGCGGGTCATGCACCCTGTGCCGATTTGGCCGGGAATGCGGATTGCGCAGATTGTGTTCCACCGCCTGTCAATGTTGCCAGCAAAGGATTACTCGATGACCGGGCGCTACTTCAACGACAAAACTGTGCAGAGGTCTAAGGGATGACAGATAACGTCAACAGTCCCAGTCATTACACCAATGGCCGAGTTGAGGTTATTGATGTAATTGAAGACTGGGTGAGGCCGGCGCCTGATGCTGTAGTTGGTGGCCTGCATTGGCAGGTCATTAAGTACGTCAGTCGGGCCTGGATTAAGAAGGATCCGCTTGAGGATTTCATGAAGGCTCGCTGGTACTTGAACCGGCTGATTAACACCTTGGCAACTGCTCCTTACCAAGACCGATGAACGTTTCTTTTGTGCATTGCACACCAGCTGCACAAGAATTGATTGTGCAGATGGCCCGCGTGTCTAATCCAGACAATGCTGGGAATATGCAGACAGCTCCAAAACTGTTGGGTTACTTGATTAAGCACGAGCACTGGAGCCCGTTTGAAATGGCTTCGTTGTGCGTCAAGATTGATACTGAGCGGGATATTGCGGCGCAGATTCTGCGGCACCGCAGCTTTTCTTTCCAGGAATTTTCAACGCGGTACGCAAAGACTGTTCCAGCAGAAATACCTTATCAGCGGCTGCAGGATGAAAAGAATAGGCAGAACAGCATTGATGCTGTGGATCCGCTGGTGCAGCGGTATTGGCAGGATCGTTGTGCGCAGCTTATTAGCGAAAGTTACAAGGTGTACCAGCTGCTGCTGGAGGGTGGGGCAGCTAAAGAGACGGCGCGGAGGATTTTGCCGCTGTGTACTCCGACCACGTTGTACATGCACGGGACGTTGCGTAGCTGGATCCACTACATCAAATTGCGGAGTGGGAATGGGACGCAGTGGGAGCACCAGCAGATTGCGTTGGAGTGCTTGAAAATTTTTACTAAGGAGTTCCCGTTTATTGCGGAGGTAGCTTTTGATGCAGTGCCCTGAGTGCGGATCGTCGCGCTTGAGTGTCTACCGCAGTTGTCATGACACGGTGGAAACAGTAACGCGACAAAGGATGTGTCTGTCTTGTGAGCACAAGTTTTTTACGGTTGAGCTTGAGTTGCCTGTTAACGCAATCAAGTTTGTGCAGACAAGGACAGCGGCGGGAAAGGTGAAGATCCTGATGCACCGTACTCTTAAGCATTTTTCTGTCAAGTTTTCATGAAGACCACGACTCTTAATAGTCGGCTGTGTATTTGTTGTGGCAAGCCGATTACAAGTGCCTTGTACTGTTTTCGCTGTTACAGGGCAACTCCAGCCGGTAAGGAGGAGCTAGAGAGAAAGAAGATGCTGAGGAAATATCCGCAGCTTGATGGGGGAGGGGTATGCAGAAATTGCATACACTGGCAGTATCGGTGTTTGCTGGGGATCCCAGAGGCTGGGACGGTGCTGGCGGAGTTGTGCTCGGTGCGGGAGGTTGACACTGTGCTAGAGTAGAAGCAACTTAACAACCGTTAAGTTCCAACTTCGCCCTACCAGGCATGGATTTTCTTCTTGGGATCGAGCACCTCTCCACTTTGGAGGGGGCCACTACTGTGGCATTTGACGTGGAGACGACCGGGCTCCAGCCGACTTTCGGGGGGCTCCGGTTGCTCCAGTTGGCGACCTACGGCAAGCCACCGGTAGTCATCGATTGTTTTCAGTTGGATGACAACGACTGGATTGAGCTGGAGGAGTTCTTCCAAGTGGGGCGCCGCTGGATTGCCCACAATGCGGTGTTCGATCTGGGCTGGCTGCAGGAGTACGAGATTTATCCGGCGGGCAAGGTGCTCTGCACCATGCTGGCTAGCCGGATTCTCACCAACGGGATGCCCAACCTGAAGCACGGTCTTCAGTACGTGGTGAAGCGGTATCTCAAGCAAGAGATTTCGAAGGAAGAACAGCGGAGTGATTGGTCAGGCGATCTGACTGCTAGCCAGCTGGCTTATGCCGCCAAAGACGTGGTGGTGTTGACAGAGCTGGAGCGCGAGGTCATGGAGCGCATGGCGATTGGCGGGCTTGCTCCAGCGTGGTACTTGGAGTGCAATGCGCTTCCGGCAATGGCGCAGCTGTGGCGCACAGGGTTGCCGTTCAATAAACAGTCGCTCCAGCAGCTGATTGAGGACTTGGATATTGAGCACAGGGAGATTGGTGACAAGTTTATTGAGGATTTTGATGCTGCACTTCCGCCTGGTTTCAAGTTGTTTAGGGGGCCGGATGGCAGGTTGAAGTACCAGACAAAGCCGAGTGAGAAGAAAACGAAGCCTGATCCGCAGGTGTTTAATCTCAATAGTCCGGCGCAGTTGCTGGTGAAGTTTTCGGCGTTACTGGGTGAAGCGCCTATTGATCCGAAAACAAATAAGCCGAGTGCCAGTCGATCTGCACTGCAGGAATACATTGGCGACCACAAGATTATTGCGGACTATTTGCGGTGGAAGCGTGTAGAGAAGCGGCGCCAGATGGCTGAGACTTTGCTGAAGAATGTTGCGGATGATGGGTTTATTCGTGCCAGTTATTTACAGCTTGGTGCTGATACGGGGCGTATGAGTTGTATGAGTCCGAATCTTCAGCAGATTCCGAGGGATCAGCGGTTTAGGGCGTGTGTGCAAGCTCCAGCTGGGTGGAAGCTGGTGGTGGCGGACTTTGCGCAGATGGAGTTGCGGCTGGCGGCTGCAGAAGCTCAAGATGAGCTTATGACTCAGGCGTTCCAGGACGGGAAAGACCTGCATACGATTACCGCGATGCAGATTTATGGGGTCAGTGAGGATGAGGTTACAAAGGAACAGCGCCAGGTCAGTAAGAGTGCAAACTTCGGATTGTTGTATGGATCGGGTGCAAGAGGGCTCAGGAATTATGCGGCAGGAATGGGGATCCAAATGGATCTTGCTGAGGCGGCGGAAGTACGCGAAAAATTCCATGCTGCATATAAAGGCATCAGCCACTGGCAGCGCACAAATGCTGCACTTGCTAATGCGCCTGCGAAAAATCCATTTGTCGCGGTCCGTGTTTCGGGGCTCCGGCGGTTTTTACCGGGAGAACACAACAAACTCACCACGCGCTGTAACACCCCAATCCAAGGCGCTGGTGCAGCCGTGCTCAAACATACGCTCGGCAAACTGTGGCCGTTACTTAGGGCCGATGGGGAAGATGTTGTGCAGCTGGCCGGCGTGGTGCATGACGAAATTGTCCTGCTCGTCGTAGAAGAACACGCCGAAACTTGGGCTAATCAGCTCCAGTCGGTGATGGAGGCGGCCGAAGCTATGTGGCTGGGCGATATTCCGCCGCTTGCCGAGGCTAAGGTCGGGGATAGCTGGGATCAGGCAAAGTGACCGTTGATGTCGAGTATCGGGTTCGGCTGTACCAGCGGCATGGACCCATGCACGACCTCTTTATTACTGCTCCAGATGCCTTTGCTGCGCGGCAAAAGGCTCTGGAGCTTTGCCCTGAGCAGTATGTGCAGTCGATCTTGCGAGTCTCAGAGTTAGACGCATGAGTCGCAGCCGCACGGGAAGGGAGCTGGTGATGGAGTGGTTGATGCGGGAGGTGCGCCAGGCAAAGACGGCCGATCTGCAGAGGGCCGCCGGTTTTTTGGAGTGGGCGCGGGGAATTAGACAGGGATGTTCCAAGCAGAGGGCTGGGGCGCGGAGGGCGCAGTCCAATGCGTGGCGGAAGGACGTGGATCAGGATGTTCGCTGGTAAGTCTAATGTGTCGCAGTATGCTACTGTGTAAGAGATTACACGGGTCGGTCATGCCGTTGCGCCACGGACAGAAGGTGTACTGCCAGCTGTTGCTGGATATGAACCGGTACAAGCTGGCCGAGGAGCTGGCGGCTCAGGAAGGTAAAAAGGTGACCGGGATGCTACGTGAAATGGTGTATACGGCACTTGAAAAAGCTCTGCCGGCCTCGGATTACAAAGCTGCAGAGGCTGCTGATCGAGCGGCTTGGGCGGAGTCGGTGCAGCGGAGGGTGCAGGGAAGAATGCGCTCCAAGCAACAGCCAGGTGAGTCAGAACAAGACGCATGAGTCCTAGTCAGATTTGTTCATAGTCTGATGGGAGTGGAAGAAAGCTAGTAAGGTTGCACAGTAGTCAGCAAGATTGCTGTGACGCGCTATGTGGTGATGGCCGGAGATCGCTGGGTGACAGCGGTATATGGGCCAGGGACGGGTATTGGTTTGACGGCCAATAAAGATGACGCCTCCAGCTGGGTCACCTATGAGCGGGCGGTGGCTGCTGCGATGGCTGTGATGGATTGCACCAACAGCCCGGTGTTTGTACACAGCGTGGAGGAGCCGGTCTACCCGAAGTCGTGGAAGTGATGCCCAGCTTCGAGTTGTTGATCTGGTTGCCGGGGCGGGGTGCGTTGCGCCAGTTAGTGCGGGCGGAGTCGATGGCGCGGGCGCTGCAGATTGCGGAGCACAAGTGGCCAGGCTCCAAGGTTGAGATACCGCCGCCGGTGGCCAAGAAACCTAAGCTGGTGCGTTCCAGGACGTGTCCGCGAGCTGCGGCTAGGGCACGAGCAAAACTACTACAGGAGAAACAGATGCAGACCCAGCCAGCTCAGTGGGCGCAGGATGCGTGGGCGCGTGTTAAAGCGGATCAAGCACGGACTGATTTTCTTGAAAAGTTGTACTTTGATGATGCTCGTGACAAGAAAGGGCACCCGCTCCATTCAACCTACACAGGGCTGTATTTGCAGTATCTGGATCAGATGAACGTGGAGCACGTAGAGGCTTAGGCCGAATCGCGGTCCATACCGAAGTGGTCGGCCAGGTTGTTCGCGGCTTCGCGGATTGCCCAGGCCGACTTTGTACGTTCCAGCTGGTGCAGAGTGTTGAGGATTAAGGCAGCTTCGAGGAGGCCGCGATAGTCGCCGGAGTTGAAGCGGTCCACCAGCCACTGGTCGGTGGCGGCCTTGTGGAACTGCGATTCGGTGCTGTGTTGGATGGGTTCCATGACTACTTAGCGCGGATCTTTAGGTACCAGCCGGTATCTGAGCCCTCGATCAGCCAGCGCGGAAGCCAGTTTTTCTTGGAGTAGGGGATCCCAGCGCCGCCTTTGTGGCTGACGTAGCCGCCGTTGACGAGGTTGGCTTCGCCGTTGGGATCGTTGTGGATGTAGTGGGTTGGGGTGAAGCCGATAATGACGCTCCAGTGGCCAGCGCCGGTTGGTTTGGAGGCGGGGCCTTTGTGGAGCCAGCCGACAGGAACTGGACAACCGGCGGTGATTTCGTTTTCGAGGTCTTCGCTAGTGCCCTCCATTTCGAAGGTTGCGCGTAGTCCCAGTGCTGTGAGGGCGGCGAGTTGGGCTTTGACGTCGGTGGTATCGCCGAAACGAGCGCGGAGTTTGTTGTATTCATAATCGCCTGAGATCTTGCCGTAGTAACGGGCAACCATTGCGCAACTGGAACTAAAGCACTGGCGATAACCAGTTGCTCCATCGTCAGGACCGAGCTGATATTCGTAGGGGACTTTGAGGATTTTTTCGCGGGGTTTAACAGGCGGATCGGTACCAACGTGCTGATCCATCAGGGCGATCAGTTTGCCCGCGTAGTTGGGATCGGTGGCGTAGTTTTCTTTCACCAACCACTTCGCTGCTTCTTCGCGAGTGGTGGCGTTATTGCACCCTTTGTATTGCTTGTAGTCCTTGTACCAGTGATCTACGAGATAGATGACGCATGAAAGGAGATCGGGAAAATCAATGAAAGTGTCGGTGATTGTGACCCACTGATTGTTGATGAACTCTTGAGTGGTAGTGGCACTGCCGGTGCCTTTGAGGCCGAAAAAGTTGTTTCTGCCGGAGACGAGTTTTCCGTAGCTGGATTCCAGTGCCCACTGGGCGGCAACCAGTTCGGGGAATTTGGCACCGGCGACACGGGCAGCTTCGAGCACGCCTTCCCAGGTGTTGGGG